GGTATTATCGTTGATGAAGGTGAAGGCCTTCTCATGGAAGATGACACGAACAACAATTCTCACTTTAGGTTTGATAATATTTTAGAATACACTAATGATAAAATAGTTTTAAATGGAACGGATGGAAGTTCGACTAATGCTGGAGATAGTATTGTACTAAACGGTACAGACGAAAATTCTTCTAATGCAGACGCAGATATAATTGGAGAAAGTGTTCTTACTTATGACAACATTACTTTGTCAGATATTATTCGCCCAGATTTAATTGTGTTAAGTCATGATTCACAACTAGGTGATGACCGCGGCCAAGATCATGAAATTGATTCTGCAAACACACAACCATCTGAACCAGTTGCAATACTATTAGAGGAAAGTCAAGCATCTGGATTTTTTAGACAAGAAAATGAAACAACTGCTCCTGATCATCACGGCGACAAGATAGTTCTTGAAGATAAAACTGGTGTTGGATTTAATAACAAATTAATATTTGAAAGTGACAGACTTGAAGCTGAAGATGGTTCAAGTAGTGGAACAATACCATTCCAAAATTTAACTAACTCAAACTTTGAACCGTTTGCTCGTGCAAGTTTTGTTGAGACTACCGAATATGGTGCGATTGATTTAGAAGATGATGCGTTTGAAGTTACAAACATTCAACTAGAAGATGGTCATGGTGGTGATGGGAATAATCTGATATATGATGGAACGAACATTAAACAGTTATACGCAGGCATGCCAATCGCAATGCAATCCTTCTTTGATACTACAATAAACTATGGTGAAGGTGCAGTGGTATTAAATGGAACAGATGGCTCTTCCACAAATGCTGGGGATAGATTTAGATTTGAATTAGCAACAGACGAAAACATTGATAATAATTATCCTGCCGTTGCAGACAGTGGTGGTGTTGGTGGTTTTGATGTTTCGCGATCAATACGATTTAGTTCAACCGCAAAAACTTTTGATGCTGCTGCATAAAGCGTTATAAATAGATTAGATATATAGGAAATTAAAAAATGGCATACCAATCACTAGATTTAGGAACATCGGCCGATGACGGAACAGGGGATAGTCTGCGAGTTGGTGGTGATAAAATCAATGACAATTTCTCAGAGATTTATACACTACTAGGAACTGGAACTGCGCTTACATCTGGTCTTAGTGCAACTGCAACGGTAGTTACACTTAGTTCAGCAGTCGGAACATTTACGACACTAACGCCTGCGGCCGCAGATGGTACTGCACTAGGAAGTGCATCGCTAGAATGGAGTGACCTTTTTCTTGCAGATGGAGCAGTTATTAATCTTGGTGCAGATCAAGATGTAACACTTACTCATATGGCTGATACTGGACTGCTCCTAAATGGTTCAAGACAATTTCAGTTTGGTGATTCTGGAACGTATATTCATCAAAGTGCAGATGGAGTTTTAGACCTAGTATCTGATACAGAAATAGAGATTAATGCTACAACTATTGATATTAATGGCGCAGTAGATATATCAGGCGCAACAACAACTGCTGCTATAACTGCAAGTGGTATCATAAAAACAGATGACGCTACAGATGCCACAAGTACAACAGATGGTTCATTACAAACTGATGGTGGTCTGTCAGTAGCAAAAAATGTTATTGCTGGTAACGATATTAAACTTCAGTCAGATGCGTCTGTGATAGCATTTGGGGTAAATGATGACGTTACTTTAACTCATGTCCATAATACAGGTCTGTTAATTAACAGCAGCAGACAGTTACAATTCAATGATGCCTCTCAGAATATTAACGCACCAAGCGCTACAGTTCTGGACATTAATGCAACAGACGAAATTGAACTTAACGCAACTCTTGTGGATGTAAATGCCAATCTAGATGTATCAGGCACATATACAGGTGCTGGTCTTATGACTCTAACAACCGCTTCTGGCGAGAACAAGTTAACGGTTAGAGCAGATGCAGCTTCTCAACAATCTTCCCTTTCTCTTCAAGTACAAGCAGATACGCCGGGGCAAACTGTAATATATTTTGGTAAAGTAGGTGCAACCACTAATGGCCAGCTGGGCTATAACCCCACTAATGATAAAATGACCTTTTTTACCAATAACTCAGAAAAAATGAGTTTAACTACTGATGGTCTTTTGACTATTACAGATGACCTTGTAATTAAAACTGGTGGTACAATAGGTGGTGCAAACGATACAGACTTATTGACTCTCACTAGTGGTGTTTTAACAGTTGCTGGAGAGGTAGTAGGAACAGGGTTCACAGGTACTTTAGATGGTATTTTGGGAAGTGGAACAGCAGCTGCTGCAACCACTACTACTCTTGCTTCTACTACTATAACTGCTAGTGGTATTATTAAAACAGATGACACAACCGAAGCTACATCAACTACGGATGGCAGTTTGCAAACCGATGGCGGTCTATCCGTGGTTAAAGACGCAGTATTTGGTGATGACGTTAAGTTGTTATCTGATTCATCGGTTATTGCTTTAGGTGCAGATGGTGACGTAACAATTACTCATGTTGCAGATACAGGTATTGCATTAAATACGAAAAACATTACAGGTGCTACTAGCATAAGTGGAGGCGCATTAGGCGGTCGTAGAAATGCAATTTACAATCCTACCTTTTCAGTTAATCAGCGTCACGGCACTGGCGCAAACACAACAATGAACACCTACGCTATGGACAGGTGGCGTTGTTTTGGCGGTGGTAGTGGTCAAGCACATTCATGGACAACTAGATCAGACGCAGGAGAAGGTGACGGTTATTATTCACGTTTTCAAAGACCTGTTAGCAATACCGCAACTGCACAAATGGGTATAGCGCAAGGGTTAGAAACTATAGATTCTCGGTACTTTGCAGGTAAAGAAGTAACGCTTTCTTTTAGAGCTAGAGGTGGTGCTAATTGGAGTCCAACTTCAGGAAACGTAGCCTTTAAACTTGTCGGAGGAGAAGGCACAGACCAAAACCCAGTAGGTATGACTACCACTGAAGCTATTATCACGATTACGGCAGCAATACCGCAAGGTGGTGGATTTGTTCAGTATTCTGGAACAGGCACTGTACCTGCTGATAAAACTCAACTAGCAATACAAATCTCATGGAATACTGTGGGAACAGCAGGAGCAAATGACTATTGGGACATGCGAGAAGTACAATTAGAACTTGGCGGCACAGTAACGCAATTTGAGCAACGAACTTATGGCGAAGAATTTCAATTATGTCAAAGATATTTTGAAAAGTCTGATGACCCTGTATTTCATATAAATTGTGGGGCAGCAGCAAGTCAAGTACAAAGACTTTCTATTAGATACGCAACACAAAAGTGGGAAGATGCAACTCTTGTAGTTAGCTCTAGTACATCTGGATTAAGTGGCGCGGTTACAAATGGTGTTGATGGGTTTACTCTAGGATTTACTGGCAGTGATTTAGACATTCATCACATCACATTTACAGCAGAATCGGAGTTATAATATGTCAAGTTTAGAAATAATAGATTTAACAGTTTTAAGATATAAAAAGTATGAAGATGGTTCGGGAAATTTAATCACCAATGCAATTAAGCGAATAGATTGCACCCCAAATCTTTTTATTCCAGTAAACCCAAATAATAGAGATTATAAAATATATCTTGATTGGGTAGCTGCTGGAAATACCATAGCAGAAGCAGATTAATTGTTGGAAGTAAAGTAAAATTAGGTTAGAAAAAATCTTATAAATAGAATTGACACAATATAATGTCATAGACATGAAACTTAATTGAAGGAGAAAAAAATGTCAGAAGTTATAAACATAAACGGAACAAAGTACACAGAGGAAGATTTTAATGACGAACAAAGGTATCTCTTACGTCAAATTCGTTCCTGTAAAACAAAGGCTGCACAACTAACATTTGATTTAGATCAAGTAAAAGTTGCAGAACAAGCATTTACACAGGGGTTCTTGGTTTCAGTTGAAGCAGAAAAAGAAAAAGAAGAATCTACTGAGGTAGAAAATAAAGAAGAAAGTGAAGTGGTAGTATCCTAATCTTTCTTATAAATAGTAGACACAAATGGGAAGAAAAATATGTCAGCAATCATAACAGAAAAATTTAGACAACACAACGCAGGGAACTTTTTTGAATCGTTCTCTGAATCGTCTGCTAATGTTTATTACTTAATGATTGGGAAGGCAACTCCCTTTACATCAGGAACTTCGGGGGGAACAGATAGTTCTCCCCCTACTCCTGCTGATGATGTTTCTACTGAATTTTATACTTGGGATTCTACAGTTGCATTAAAGAATATTACATCTAGTGATGTATCTTATGCACTTCCTAGAAGGGATTGGGCAAACAGTACCACATATGATATGTATGATGATAACATAAGTTCATCAAATGCAGCCACATCTGGTGCAACAAATCTTTATCAATCCACATTCTTTTTTCGCACATCTGATAACAGAGTCTATAAAGTATTAGACAATAACGGTGGAACTGCGTACAGTGGTACTGAACCTACGTCTGAATCAACATCACCTTTTGCATTGGGTGGTTATGTATTGAAATATATGTATACCATTACTGCATCAGAACAAACAAAATATCTTACTGCTGATTTTATACCAGTATCAACTGACAGCACAGTAAGTGCAGCTGCGGTTGATGGTAAGATTGAAAGTTTACAAATAACTGCTGGTTCTGGTTATACAGACGGAACGTATTATGCAGCTGTATATGGTGATGGAACAAGTGCAGGCACATCCTCTGGTGCAATAGTTTCTATTGTTATTTCTAGTGGTGCAATTGTTTCTTTTGGATTAACTGCTGGAACGGACACATCAATTCATGATGGAGGAACTGGATACACATTCGGTACAGTCAATCTTGCATCTGGTTATACATTTTCTGATGCAGCTTTAACATCTGCTTCCTCTGTAGGAAGTGGTACAGGTGGTGCAGTAACAGTTGTGATTAGTCCAAAAGAAGGACATGGAAATGATGCAGTAGCTGAGTTGGGTGGTCATTATGTAATGATGCGAACAGTTTTAACTGGTGCAGAGGGAGATGATGTACTAACAGGAAATGACTTTAGAAATATTTCTCTTGTTATAGACCCAACAACTTTTGGAACTTCTACCGTTGCATCAGCAACAACTCATCGCCAAGTCTATGCACTAAAACTAACCTCAGTATCAGGAACATTTACTGCTGATGAAAAAATAACCCAAACATCTACTGGTGCAATAGGTAAAGTAGTAGAATGGGATAGCACACTTTCAATTCTATATTATCAACAAGAACGATTTGGAGATTTTGGAACGAACAGCACTACTGGTGCGTTAGTCGCGTTCTCTGGTGCAAACGCAGTCACAGGTGCATCTTCTAGTGCAACTGGAACTCCAGACTCAACCGCAGACAGCGCAGTAACACTTACTAACTCAAATACTATCACGTTTACTAATGGATATGCTAATCCAGAACTTGAACCTGACAGTGGAAATATTATATACCAAGAAAATAGGAAACCGATAGGTCGGGCAACAGATCAAACGGAAGACATCAAACTTATAGTGGAATTCTAGTATGGCTCAGAAAACAGATTTAAACGTAGCTCCTTATTATGATGACCACGATGGTGCGAATAATTATGTAAGAACTTTATTTCGGCCTGGCTTTGCGATACAGGCTAGAGAGCTTACACAATTACAGTCGCAACTACAACATCAGATTGAACAGCATGGAACTTTTATGTTCAAAGAGGGGTCGATGGTTATTCCCGGCGCTGTCTCTGTTAACACTAAGTACTACTCTCTTAAATTAGCATCACAGTTTGCTGGAGAGACAGTTGACCCATCTCAGTATTATAATGCAACAACTCCTGTAACAATTACAGGAGCAACAACTGGCGTTACTGCAAAAGTTATTGGGTTTGCAGCTGCAACCGCAACAGACCAACCAACACTTTTTCTTAGTTATGAAAAAACTGGAACAGATACCGCAACAACTGTTTTTGCAGACGGAGAAAATATTTCATCATCTGCTGGAGTGACACACACAAGTACATATGCTACTTCAGCTGCATCTGCAACAACATTTACCTCAGCATTTAGTGTTGCGAAAGGTTCGACCACTGCACAACTTCAAGGTTCATTGGGGCCAGCATCTGCGGTAGGTTCTGCCGCTGTCATTCAATCAGGTGTTTATTATATTCGTGGTTTCTTTGTAGAATGTTCAGAAGAAACATTAGTTCTTGAAAAATATTCTACAGGATCAAGTTATTTGATTGGGTTCACAGTAACAGAAAATATTGTTACGCCTGAAGGAACATCTAGTCTTTTAGACAATGCAACAGGTTCTACAAACTTTGCAGCGAAGGGCGCACATCGACTTCAATTTTCTCTTGCACTTGCAAAATATGCGAGAGATGCAACAATACCTACTAACTTTATTCAGTTGATAGATTTAAAAGACGACAGAGTTATTTCTAAGGTTGAAAGAGAAAATTTAAATATTATAGGAAAAACTCTTGCAAGAAGAACTGCTGATGAATCTGGAGATTACACTGTTAAAGCATTTGGTGTTGTCGTTAGAGAAAGTGCAGATTTAAATGATGAAGTTGGTGTGTACACAGAAAATGATACCACCGACGATGGAAATACCGCAACTAATGATTTGTTAACTTTACAAGTTTCAACTGGTAAAGCTTATGTCAAGGGTTATGAGGTTGAAAAAATATCTCCAACATTTAAAGACCTTAATAAAGCTAGAGATTTTGCAACAGTAAACTCTGGCATTACACAGTTTGATTTAGGAAATTTTACAATTGTTAATAATGTGTATGGTACTCCTGATATTACAGCAATAACTGACGAGTCAACTGCGTTTAAGACTGTTGCTCTTTATGGAGCTAAAACATCTACTAGAGGTAGCGCTCCAGCTGGGGTAGCATGTATTGGTCAATGTCGTATACGAGCATTTGAACCAACTGGTTCAACAGGAGAAATTGGTTCTGTTAATGCACAATATAAAGCATATCTTTTTGATGTAAGAATGTTTACATACATCACTTTAAGTGGTACTCCTAGTGCATCATTAACTGCTAATTTTACTCAGGGCGCAAAAATTACTGGTTCAACATCTGGCGCAACTGGATTTGTTGTTAATAATAGTGATATTAATGCAACTACAAATGACGGACAATTGGTTGTAATGAAAACTTCTGGAAGATTTTCTAATGGTGAAACATTTACTGTTTCAGATTCGACAGAAGGTGATAAGATTGTAGAAACTGCTGGTAATGTGGATATAACAATGGTTGCTGCAAACGGCGAAGATGCAGATAATACTCACACCTTTCAACAAGTTAGTTCTATGGTAATGTTAGATGACACCTCCGCTCAAAACTTTACTGCTGACATAGTGAAAACAGAAGTTAAGAATACAACGGATCGAAAACAAAATCTTGTGATTAACTCAATCACTGGTGGTTCAGATGATGGTCGTGTTGTTTTGGGTGGTGATGAAAGTGGTGATAATGCTGAATATTTTGGAAGTGGTACAGGTGGTATCATACTTGAAGGTGGCACATCAGCTACTTTTGCAGAAATTCAAGATACCGATAAAGTTAGTTTATTAGAAAAACTTCCTAAAGAAAATATTAAAAGAACAACTACTGCAGCTAATGTTGCAGCTGGAACACGCGATACACAATATACACTTCGCAGACAGTTTATCGGAACAACAGATGGTTCTGGTGTAGTAAGTTTTACTACCGCTGGTTCAGAAACTTTTGCTGCACACGCAGAAAAAGATTATGTAATGTCAATTCTTACTGCTGGTGATGGTACTGGTGTTGCTGGAGATTTGGTTAGTGTTTCAGGCAAAATAGCTGGAACAGGTTCTATTCAAATAACAATTACTGATGACACTATTCTTGGTGATAGCGCAAAAGTTAAACTGATTGCAACTATTCTTAAAACAAATGTAGTTCCAAAAACTAAAACAACAGTTTTAATGAAACAATTAAAAGTTGCAGTTGGAGCAAGTGATGCGTATGGAACGCGACCTAGTGATCCAGAAATATCTCTTGGTCGTGCAGACGCATTTAAACTTGTAGCAGTTTACGATTCTCAAACTACATCAGATGCTGCACACCCAACCATGACGGTATCTTCAGTTGTTGGAACATTTCAACTTGGAGAAAAAATAACTGGTGCAACTTCAAAAGCAACTGCAAGACTTATTGGAACAGCAAGTCCACTTGGGTTTGTGCAACAGACAGGAACATTTACTGCTGGCGAAACGATTACAGGAAAGACCACAGGAGCAACTGCAACTATTGGAACACTAACTGTTGGTGATACTGTTATTACAAGTAGATATCTTCTTGATACAGGCCAAAGAGATTCGTTCTACGATATTGCAAGAATAGTAAGAAAGAAAGGTAGAGCAGCTCCAATTGGAAAACTATTAGTCATATACGATTACTTTGAACATAGTGCTGGAGATATGTTCACAGTAGAGTCATATACTGACGTTGCAGGGCAAATGGAATATGATGATATTCCAATATATACTGCATCAAAAGTTGATACCGAAGACCCAAATCCAAGTGGCGAATTCCCACTTCAAGATGCTTATGATTTTCGTCCAAGAGTCGATAACATTACAGGTGCATCTGCTACTCAATCAACAGTAGATGAAATAACAGGAAACTCATTTAACTTTTTTGAAAGAAGTTATTCGGGAACTGGCGGTTCGACTGTTGATATTCCAAAACCTGGCTCTTTTATTCAAAGTGATTTTGAATATTATTTGTCTAAATTTGCCTCGTTGTTGCTTACTTCAGAAGGAGATTTTGAAATAATAGAGTCTCCATCAGCAGAAAACCCACAACTACCAAAAACTCCAGATGATGCAATGTTGATTGCAACAATGCTTGTTCCAGCATATACTTTCAAACCACAAGATGTTACAATACGAAAAGTAAATCATAGAAGATATACTATGAGAGACATTGGTAAGATTGCTGGTCGTTTGGATAATATTGAATATTCTACTGCGTTATCTTTATTAGAAAGAGATGCAGAAAGTTTTGAAGTTCCAGATTTTGCTGGGTTTAACCGATTTAAATCTGGGTTTATGGTTGATAACTTTAAAGGACATAGAGTTGGTGATGTTGCTCATAGAGATTACAATAACTCTATGGATTTTGAAAATGGAGAGTTGCGACCTGCTCATAGGTCAAAAGGTATTAGTTTAATAGAAGCTGCAACTACTGACGCTGTAAGAACTTCTGTTGGTTATCAAAAAACAGGAGATTTAATTACACTCCCATATAGCTCTCAAACAGTTTTATCACAACCACTTGCAACAAGATTAGAAAGAGTTAATCCATTTCTTACAGCTACTTGGATTGGTCAAGTAAGTCTAACTCCTAGTTCGGATACATGGTTTGAAACTGATGTTCTTCCAGACCTTATAGTTAACAGAGATGGTGATTATGATGCAGTTTTAGCAAGAGAAAGAAATAATCTTGGAACTGTTTGGAACGCATGGCAAACTAATTGGTCAGGTGTTGTTGAATCATCATCAGAGTTTTGGTGGGAAACTCGTAGGGGTGGACGAGGAACAACAGTTCGTGCTCAGAGACAACGAACTACAAATAGTGTAAGAACAGACCAATCTAGAACTGGTGTTAGTACCTCTGTTGCACTTCGTGTTGATAGAGAAAATCAGGGAGAAAGAGTACTCTCGGTAGCTGCAATTCCAACAATGAGGGCAGTTACCATAAAATTCTTTGGGGGTGGTTTCAAACCCAATACAAGACTATATCCGTTTTTTAATAAACGAGATGTTGGTCAATTTTGTTATCCTTTTGCAGATCAATCTGAAAGTGGAGCTGAACCAGCTGCATCAACTCTTGTGCAAGGAACTAATATTGTTACCGATGCTGTTGGTAATGCAAAAGGAAGATTACATATACCAGACCCTAAAGTTGCAGGCAATCCACAATTTACAACAGGGGAGTTAGAATTTAAATTAACTTCAAGTTCTACTAATAAAACAGTTGGATCAGCAACAGAACCTGGCACAGAAGGTAGTGCAATATTTGCAGCCACTGGTCTTTTAGAAACAAAACAAACAACAATTATTTCAACAAGAAATGCTGAGGTTTCTAGAAATGTTGTAAATCAAACTACATCTACAACTACTGAAACAACTAATACAAGAACTGTTCGAAGTATTCAGCAGTGCGATCCAGTTGCTCAAACATTTTCACTTCCAAAAGCATTTACAGCTGCAGACGGCACACAGAATTCAAATGCTACTGGTAGATTTATTACTTCCGTTGATGTTTATTTTGGTGCAAGGGATGAAAATGTTCCTGTTACTATGGAAATTAGAAATACTGTCAATGGATATCCTGGGCCAAAAGTAATACCTTTCGGTAGAGTTATAAAATCAGCTGCTGATATAAATGTATCTGCTACTGGTGCAACCGCAACAACATTTACTTTTCCATCTCCTGTTTATGTCGAAACAGAAACAGAATATTGTGTTGTTTTAATATCATACACACCAGACCATAAGGTGTGGATTGCACGAATGGGTGAAGATGATATTGTTTCTGGTAATACAGTTCAAGACCAACCATCATGGGGTATTTTATTTAAGTCTCATAATAATACTGGTTGGGCAATATCCCCAATGGAAGATTTAAAATACACACTTAACTGTGCTGAATTTAGTACAACTACTGGAATTTGCACACTTACAAATGATGACGTTCCAGTTGCGATACTAGAAGATGACCCAATTGTTATTACAGATGCAGATAACACGATAAAAGTTAAACATCGAGATCATCATATGTATGATGTTGTTAATAATGTGACGATTGCTAAAGTGGCGTCTGGATTGACAACAACTTTGAATGGTGCGATTACTAGTACTGCGACAACACTAACATTAACAAGTGGAACTAACTTCGGAAATACCTCTGGAATTTATAACAACACTACTGGCGCAGCTGGTGGATTCTGGTTCATCAAAATTGGTGATGAGGTTATGAAGTATAACGCAATTACTAGTGCTGCGGTATCTGGACTTCAACGTGCAGAAGAAGGAACTGCAGCCGCTCACGCTGATGGTGCGACAGTTGAATTTTATCAGTTGCATAGAGTGCCTCTTACAGAAATAAATAAAACACATACATCTGTTGCAAATGTAGGAATTGATAGTTATACGTTTGAATCAACAACAACACCTGATGTTGGAACTAGTGGTGTTGCTCAAGTTGGTGGTAGTGTTGCAACCGCAACTGAAAACGCATTGATGGATTATTTTACAACAAACATTGCAACATTAGAATTCCCTAACACAGCAATAGACGCTGATGCGTTAGTTACTACTGGAACAAGTCCAGCTGGTTCTCAATCGTCATATCTAAATACTAGAAATGATGAATCTATTAGTCCAATAGATTTTGCACTGAATGATAATTACGAACTTGATAAACCGTATATTATTGCTTCTGCGATTAATGAAACAAACGAACTTGCTGGAAGAAAATCTTTAGAGGTAAGACTCAGTATGAGTTCAACTACTTCTGCACTTTCTCCTGTTATTGATACAGGAAGAATGGGCATAGTAGCAGTTGCAAATAGAATAGATAATATTGATTCATCATCTGATGTTTTCCCAACTACAGATTTTGTGTCATCAACTCAAAATGAAGGTGACAACAATGCTGCTATCTATCTTACCAAACAAGTTAATTTAGAACAAATAGCAACAAGCCTAAAAGTTATAGTGGATGTTCATAGACCATCAACTTCAGATGTAAAAGTTATGTTTAAGTTGTTGAAAGCAGACGAGTCAACAGATTTTGATGATGTTGCTTTTGAATTTTTTAATAGTGATGGTTCACCCGACACAACTGTTGCTCCTGCAACAACTAGAACATCATTTACTGAACAACAATATACTGCTGGAATTAACAATGACGGCACAGAATCAGGGGAACTAGGTGATTTCTCAGGATTTCAAATTAAGATCGTTATGCAAGGAACAAACTGTGCAACTCCACCTAGACTTAAAGATTTACGAGTCCTAGCATTGGCAACATAATCATGGATACTACTATAAAACAAGTAGAAGGATTTCCAGACTTAGTAAAAAATATGAAAACTGGGGCGGTTATCAATACAAACCACGATGCATACGCAGCTGCAAAGAAAAGAGCAGCTGCAGCACAAGCACAAAGAGATGAAATACGCAACACTACAAGAGAGATAAATAACATAAAGTGCGAAATGCACGAGATAAAAAATCTCCTAACACAACTAGTGAGTAAACAATAATGGCCCTACTATCGACACAAGTACTTCCTGATAATACACTTGAAGAATTTCGAATCGAGTTTAATAAACTCGTTACTGACGTATCAGGTTTATCATTAGGAAATACTTTTGACACTCAAATAATTTTTGAAGGTACAACAGCTGATACCTTTGAAACTTCGATTAGTGTTACTGACCCAACCGCAGATAGGTCTATTGTATTTCCAAATGCTTCTGGTAATGTTCTTTTAGACAGCACAAATATTGCTCTTGGTGATAATGTAGAGATTCAATTTGGCGATGGTACAGATTTAAAAATTTACCATGACGGTTCAAACAGTATCATAAGAGATAACGGCACAGGTTCATTATTTTTAGAGGGTAGTGTTGTTGCTATTCGTAATGCAGCTAGTGACGAAACAATGGCACAGTTTACACAAGACGGTGCGGCCGCTCTTTACCATAACAATGTTGCAATTCTTGCTACAGCGGCTACTGGTATTAGTGTAACTGGAGATGTTACTGCAACAGACGATTTGATCCTCAATAGTGATAATGCTGCAATACAGTTTGGTGCAGACGCAGATGTTACACTTACTCATTACCATAATGCAGGTCTAACATTAAAGAATACAAATACTAGTGATGATAGCACAATTGTACTGTTACTTGCAACTGGCGAAACGGATATTCAAGCTTCTGACACATTAGGAAGAATTGAATTTCAAGCACCAGACGAAGGAACAGGAACAGATGCAATTCTCCTTGCTGCTAGCATATCTGCAATTTCAGAAGGAGACTTTAGTTCTTCTAATAACGCAACTAAATTAAGTTTTGCGACAGGAGCATCTGAAGCTGCAACTGAAAAAATGTCTTTAAGTTCTGCTGGATTGCTTACTGTAAGTGGCAGATTAATTACAGATGACACAACCGCTGCAACTTCCACAACTGATGGTTCATTACAAACTGACGGTGGATTGTCTGTTGCTGGTGATGCAGTTATTGGTGATGACCTTTTACTATTAAGCGATGGCGCAATTATTAATTTTGGTGCTGATAGTGAAGTCACATTAACTCACGTTCACAATGACGGACTATTACTTAATACTGATATGCAACTCCAGTTTAGAGATAGTGCGATTAATATTAGGTCAGATGCAGATGGTGATTTAGATATTAATGCTGATGACGAAATAGAATTAAATTCAACTTTAATAGACATTAATGGTAACGTAGATATTTCTGGTACAACAGTATCGGCAGGAAAGATTACCGCAGACGCAGGTATAGACATTGACAACATCACTATTGACGGAACAGAGATTGATTTATCTAGTGGTAATTTAACTTTAGATGTGGCAGGTTCGATTATCCTCAATGCAGATAGTGGTAGTATAAATCTTGCAGATGATAGCACTACATTTGGTGAACTGGTTAATTCATCTAGTGATTTTATTGTTAAATCTTCTCAAAACGATAAAGATATTATATTCAAAGGTGTTGATAATAGCAGTTTAATAACTGCCCTCACGCTTGATATGTCTGCGGCTGGAAACGCAATATTTAATAATGATGTAACTGTTGGTAATGATATTAACCTGTTGTCTGATGGTGCAGTTATATACTTTGGTGCAGATAAAGACGTACAAGCTTTTCATGTTCACAACTCAGGACTTACGTTAAGAAACAATTCAACAGGTGACGATACACCTTTCTTACTTACTTTACAAACTGGTGAAACAGACATGGCTGCAAACGATGTCATGGGAAAAATTCAATTTCAAGCACCAGACGAAGGAACAGGTACGGATGCAATCTTGGTTGCAGCTGCAATTCAAGCAAGGTCGGAAGGAGATTTTAGTTCAAGTGCAAACGCAACTTCATTAGATTTTATGACAGGTGCAAGTGAAGCAGCCGCAACTAAAATGTCTATAACTTCTGCTGGTAGAGTTGGTATAAACACAACTTCTCCTGCGGTTCTTCTTAATGTAGTATCTGATGCTGATGGTGTATCGGCTAGATTTAATCGTTCTTCGGGCGGCGGTATAGTAGATATTGAGAATTATAATGGCATTGGTGGAATCGGCACTAACGATAATATCCCATTTCGTTTTAATACAAACAATACAGAGCGTGTAAGGATTACTAATGGTGGTGACATTGAATTTAAAACAGATGGCGTTGCTCTAAAATTTGGTGCAGATAGTGAAGTCACACTAACACATGTACATAATACAGGTCTGACGCTTAATGCAAACTTTCTTCAACAAAAGGCAGGTAATACAGAATTAATGACCGAAAATACTACCACCGCAAGTGTTAAAGGTGGTTTACAAGCTCTCACTAATTCAAGTATTCGCGTAGGTTCTATTACGGATTTCCCGACAGAACTAGTTGTAAATAATGTTGTTTGCTTAACCGCAGATACGAGTGATAATATCCATGTTGCTAATACACTTACTGCTGGCACTACAGACACCACACCATATAATAACACAGGTAATAATCGAGGTATTGCACTAATTTCAAATCCAGGCATCATTTCTGCTAGTAGGGATCAAGGTGATGCCTTAGCAATTAACAGAACAGGTAGTGATGGAGCTGTCGCAGCGTGGTACAGAGAAGGTACAAATGTAGGAAGTATTTCTGTTAATGGAACAAATACTGCGTATAATACAAGTTCTGACTATCGACTAAAAGAAAACGTAAGTTATACATGGGATGCAACAACACGATTAAAACAACTAAAACCTGCTAGATTTAATTTTACTAATATACCAGACACAACGGTTGATGGCTTTCTTGCACACGAAGTTTCTAGTATTGTTCCAGAAGCAATACAGGGCACAAAAGATGAAGTTGAAACAACCAATATTCTTTTAGAAGACCCAAAAGATTGGTTAGGAAAAGATTTTCTTTTATTAGATCGTACAGCTGCAAATGGTGCTAACAATGGTGGTAAGATTTTTAATCACGATCCAGTTTACCAACAAATAGACCAAATGAAATTAGTACCATTATTAGTAAAAACAATACTGGAACTTGAAGCTAGAGTAGCCGCATTAGAAAGTTAGGGTACAACCTTTTAACCTTATAAATATATAGAAAGGGGAAAAGAGTATGGCCGTACCATCAACAAAAGCTACATTAAAAACATACTGTCTTAGAGCTCTAGGTTTTGGTGTTATCGATATAAATGTTTCAGACGATCAGGTAGATGACCGTTTAGACGAAGCACTCCAATATTTCGCACAATATCATTATGATGGTATTGAGAGAATGTATCTTAAACATCTCATAACATCAACAGATGTTACTCGCGCAAGAGGAAACTCAGACACTACTGCAACAGATGTAGTTGATACCAGTGTAACTGCAACTTGGAGTGAGGGAAACAATTGGATTCCTATTCCAGATTCTGTGGTATCTGTTACGAGAGTATTCCCATTTACTGACACAGGTGGTGGCAGTAATATGTTTAATGTTCGTTATCAATTACGATTGAACGACCTGTTTGATTTTTCTTCAACATCTGTTATTCAGTACGAAATGACAATGCAGAATCTAGATTTTCTAGAACACATTCTTGTAGGCGAAACCCCTATTCGTTTTAATCAACACCAGAATCGTCTTTATGTTGATATGGATTGGGAAAATGACATAACTGCTGATTCAGACTATATGATTATTGAATGTTATCGAAAGCTTGACCCAACTTCATTTACAGATATATATGATGACATTTATTTAAAAAGATATGCAACCGCACTTATCAAAAGACAGTGGGGTGCAAACTTATCTAAGTTTAATGGTGTTGCAATGTTGGGTGGGGTTACTATGAATGGTGAAACTATATTTAGTCAAGCGACAGAAGAACTAGAAAAATTAGAAGAACAGATTCAACTAGCATTTGAACTACCAATCAATTATATGATAGGTTAACCAATGGCAGTTAATTCTTTTTTCCATACAAGTAATGTCGCCGCAATAGCAACAGAACAATCTCTTTATAGTAATCTTATAAAAGAGGCAATACAGATTTATGGCCATGACGTTTACTATCTTGACCGCACACTAGTTGCAGAAGATACTATATTTGGAGAAGATTCTCTTTCTAAGTTTACACAACAACATCCTATAGAGATGTATATTGAAGATTCAGAAGGTGGGTTTGCTGGTGAAAAAGAAATAATGAGTCAGTTTGGTTTAGAAAATCTAAGCGAAGTTACTTTCGTTGTAAACAAAACAAGATTTCAAGAACTAGACCGACAGATGCAAATAGAAACCGCAACAGATACAACTTCTGGTGGTTCTATATTATTAGAAACAGGAACAATAGATCAGTCAGACGATTCAACTACCTTGTCAACTGCATCAGGCGATTCTAATTTTTATATTATACAAGACACCTCTGCGACAGACGCAGATAGGCCAAACGAAGGTGATGTAGTATATCACCCTGTACTTGATAAGATGTTTCAAGTCAATTTCGTAGACCACGATGAACCATTTTATCAACTGGATAATAATCCAGTTTACAAACTAAGGTGTCGTTTATATGATTATAGTGCAGAAGTTATTGATACAGGCATTGCAAACATTGATGCGATTGAAGATGAACTATCAACAAATGCTCTAGTTCATCAATTTACAATGGAACAGTCTTCAGCTGTAACAGAAGAAATAAGACTTGAATTAGGAACTGGTGACGATGCAGGACTACTACTTGAAGAAACAGACGGCGATAACATACTTGGTGAAAGTGATTCTACCTCTGTAGGTGAAAGTATGTTGGTCGAAAACTCTGCTGATACAGGTGACAATTCTTATCTCATACAAGAAGACTATATAGTAGGAGACATGGTGACAGATAAAACTTCACAAAACGAACTGTTTACGGCACAAAGTGCGACAGTTCTAGACTTTACTGAATCTAATCCATTCGGGGACGTAGGGAGCAATACATAATGTTAGGCACACAATTTTACCACGAAAGTATAAGAAAGGTCATTGTTTCTTTTGGAACAATGTTTAACAATATTAATCTTGTTCGTAAAGACAATTCTGGAAACATAAGTCAATCTATGAAAGTTCCTCTTGCGTATGGCCCAAGAGAAAAGTTCTTAGTGCGATTGAATGAAGATGCAGACTTGACAAAACAAGTTGCGATTACTTTACCTCGTATTGGATTTGAGATTCAAAACTTGGAATACGATTCAGCAAGAAAACTAAATCGTGTTCAACGATTTAAAAAAGTTAAAGGTGCTCAAGCCAAACAGTTGGATGCACAGTATATGCCTGTACCATATAATCTATCAATAGAACTATACGTTATGGCAAAACAATCTGATGATGCATTACAAATTGTAGAACAAATTCTTCCATACTTCCAACCAGACTATACATTAACAATCAATGATAATGTCGCAATGGATAGTAAAAGAGATGTTCCTATTGTACTAAATTCTATTTCGTATGAAGATAATTATCAAGGAGACTTTACAACTCGTAGAGCATTGATATACACTCTTTCATTTACTGCGAAGTTTTATTTGTATGGCCCTGTTACTTCTAGTAAGGTTATCAAGACTGTTCAAGTTGACCAGTATACTGATTCGGAAGTTAATTCACCTAAGAGAGAACAAAGACTTACCGTCACACCAAATCCAACAAGTGCTGACGCAGATGATAATTTTGGATTTAATGAAACCACATCTTTCTTTGAAGATGCGAAAGACTTTAATCCAGTAACAGGTTCAGATGAATAAAGATACTACGTTGCGTCTTGATAAAACTTTAGGTGTTATAGAAAAGATTGTTCCCGAATCAATTGATGTAGAAAGAGCACCTGTTGTTAGAGATGGTCATCCAACACCTCCAAGTATTACTAGCGAAGACGTTGACAACGATTATAAGTATCAAAGAGAAAATCTTTATAACTTAATTGAACGTGGTCAAGATGCAATTGATGGTATTCTAGAACTTGCAAAAGAATCGGAACACCCAAGAACATACGAAGTTGCACTCAATGGTATTAAACAGGTTGCAGAGGTTACAGAAAAACTTGCAGACCTACAAGAGAAAATGAGAAAGTTAAAAGAAGTACCAGACCACGCACCAAGAACAGTAAACAATGCACTGTATGTTGGTTCTACAGCTGAACTACAAAAGATGTTAAAAGAAAAAAAATAATATTTGAATTAACAATTAGGATTATATTATGAATGTTGAAAAACAACAATTGTGGCCAACCACAATTTTTAATTACAAACTAGAAAACTTAGATAATGACTTGATTAGAAATGAAGTCTTAGCCAGAGAAAAACAAGGAAAGGGATTTCAATTTAATCCAGTACAAGGTGGGGGTTGGCAAAGTGATAAATCTTTACTTGAAGAATTAAAAACACTACAACCTTTAAGAAAGGGTATGATTGAAAGTGTTAACCAAGTTTTAAGTACTCTTTATCGTGATGAAGCATGTATTAGTTTGTATAATAGTTGGGCAAACATTGCAAGAGAAGGTCAATGTACCATGCCCCACATCCACGAAGAAGCTTCTTGGTCAGCAGTGTATTATGTGACACCAACAGAAGATGCGACTTTATATCTCAAAGACCCAAGAACACAAGAAGCTATGGACGCTTCTCATAGATTTCTAAAACAACCATATAGTAATGTAATTGGTAAAAGACCATTTGACGCTGGAGAGGTTATATTGTTTCCAAGTTGGTTAGAACATGGTGTTGCTCCAAGTACTAAAAACAAAACAAGAATAAGTATAGCGTGCAACTTTTTAATACACGGAAGTTTATAGATGGCTGAACAAGGAGTATACTTAGGTAATCCCAATCTCAAACGGGCAAATGTGTCCCAAGAGTGGACAAAGAAAGAGGTTGAAGAATACTCTAAGTGTATGAATGACCCTCAATATTTTATAGAAAACTATATTATGATTGTGTCATTAGATGAAGGTCTAGTTCCATTTAAGATGTATGACTTTCAAAAAGAGATGGTTGGCACATTTCACAGCAATCGTTTTACTATCTGCAAACTTCCTAGACAGTCTGGTAAATCTACAACCATTATAGCATATTTGTTGCATTATGTGTTATTCAATGCTTCAGTTAATGTTGCGATACTCGCTAACAAAGCTGCGACCGCCAGAGACTTGCTAGGACGCTTACAACTCGCATATGAACACCTACCTAAGTGGTTGCAACAAGGAGTAATGAGTTGGAACAAGGGGTCTTTGGAGTTAGAAAATGGTTCTAAAATTCTTGCAAGTTCTACTTCTGCATCTGCGGTTCGTGGTGGTTCATATAATATTATTTTCCTTGATGAGTTTGCATACGTTCCTTCTAACGTAGCAGAACAATTCTTTAGTTCGGTATATCCAACAATCAGTTCGGGTAAAACTACAAAAGTCATGATAGTATCGACCCCTCATGGTATGAATATGTTTTACAAATTGTGGAATGATGCAGAGAACCAAAGAAATACTTACGTTCCAATAGAAGTTCATTGGAGCGAAATCCCAGGCCGCGATGAAAAGTGGAAAGCAGAAACTATAAAGAACACTAGTGAACAACAGTTTAACACAGAGTTTGAGTGTGAGTTTTTAGGAAGTATTGATACCTTAATTAAAGCACAAAAACTAAAAACAATGTCTTATAATCCACCAATTACATCTAATGCTGGATTTGATATGTTTGAAAAACCACAGAGAGATCACACATATGTGATGACAGCTGATGTTTCAAGAGGAACATCTAATGATTATTCTGCATTTCTAGTGTTTGATGTAACACAAATGCCGTATAAGATTGTTGGTAAGTTTCGTGATAATGAGGTAAAACCTCTATTGTTTCCTGCTAAGATATATGATGTTGCAAAAGCATACAATCAAGCATTTGTTCTTATAGAAGTAAATGACATTGGAGAACAGGTCGCCTCGACTATGCAATATGACTTGGAGTATGATAACCTTATTATGGCAAGTATGCGAGGACGGGCAGGACAAGTACTTGGTGGGGGGTTCTCAGGTGGTAGAGCGCAGTTGGGTGTAAGAACAACTAAAGCTGTAAAACGAATAGGTTGTTCTAATCTTAAACAAATGATTGAGGATGATAAACTTATTATTCAAGACCTACAGATTATTAGTGAACTGTCTACGTTTATTGTTAAAGGTCAATCGTTTGAAGCAGACGATGGTTGCACAGATGATTTGGTTGCGTGTTTGTTTATGTTTGCATGGGCAACAGACCAGACATATTTTAAAGAACTAACTGATATGGACATACGACAGACTATGATGCGAGAACAACAAGACATGTTAGAACAAGACATGGCTCCGTTTGGTTTTATAGATAATGGAGTAGACGATCCATTAGACTCTACAACAGTAGATGAGTATGGAACACGTTGGAGTCCAGTAGTTAGAACTCATGATTCAGATTGGTAAAAGTCTAAATAAACTCGATTAGGTCATTATCATTTTTTATCCAACAATTTGAACATAGTATTAAAGAGTGGTCTATGAGTCCAATTATTTCTTTACGACTTTCATTATTTACACCAACTCTTTTTGTTATCTTTCGTATTTCAGCATCGTGAGGATAAAACTTTAAACACACAGTTTCGCTTTCGCCACAGTGTTTACATGACTTATCAGCAAGGAATTCATTAAGTAAAACAATTCTCTTGCGATAGTTTCTACGAGCTACCTTTTTAATGGTGTCTTTATATTTTTCGTAATGTTTATTAGGCATGAAATTATTTATATGTAACGACACTTATAAAAATGACTTTTTGGAAACTGATTTTTTATAAATATCAATGTACAATATAAAAAGATTAAAACACTCTAATACAAAGGAGTAAGAGACATGGCATTTCTAGTAAGCCCTGGCGTTCAAGTCAGAGAGATAGACCTAACAAATGTTATCCCAGCAGTATCCACCTCAATAGGTGCGATTGCAGGGCCATTTGAAAAGGGGCCAGTTTCATCTGTAACTACAATTAGTTCAGAGGAACAACTGGTATCAATATTCGGAAAACCAAATTCAAGTAATTTCGAGTTTTTCTTTACAGCTGCAAACTTTTTGCAGTATTCTGACGCACTTCGTATAGTTCGTCCAGAGTCAGCGGTATTAAACGCTGGTGCAAACAGTGGTATTCTTATTCGTGATGATGACCATTACGAAGCAAGTTTTGCTGGTGGTGAAGGTTCTCATGGTGAGTGGGCTGCAAGGTCTGCTGGAACTTGGGGTAACTCAATCGGTGTAGATATCTGCGGTGGTAAACGTGCATTTACACAACCACTTGGAACACTTAACCTAGTGAATGGTGCTGGTGCAGTTGGTGATTTAACAGTTACAGTTGATGACCAAGATGCATCAAACGCTGCAATTATTGTTGGTGACATTATTTCATTCCAAACAAACAACTCCGTTACAGCAGTTGTTAATGGTGCAATCACAGTTGCAACTAAAAACCTTACGGTTGATGGAAACTCTGGTACTGCAGCTGTTGGACAACGAGTAATCGGTGCAGGCATTTCTGATGGTGGTGAGGTTGTTAAAATTGCAACAGTCACTTCACAGACTGCATTAATACTTGACAAACCAATTACAGTTGCAGATGATGTTGCTCTTGCATTTACAACAGATGCAAACGTAGAATCTAACAACCAAGAATATGAAGTTACTTCAATTTCTTCTGAAACTCTAACGATTCGTTTGTTAGATGACCCTGCTGGAGCTGGACTACAAACAGTTATTCCTGATAACTCATACATCACAAGACGTTGGAGATTTTCTGACTTATTTGATGGTGCGCCAGGCACATCTGCTTGGGCAACTGCGAATGGTCGTGGTGAGGAAGATGAACTTCACGTTGCAGTATACGACAAAACTGGTGATCTTACTGGTTATGATGTTGATGTTGCTGGTCAACGAACAAGTGCAATTCTTGAAGTATTTCCTTTTATGTCAAAAAATACTAAAGCAAAATCTCCACAAGGGGATAACAACTATTATCCAGATGTTATTTTCCGTAAGTCACAATTTATTTACTGGACAGATCACTTATCTGCTGGTAGTAACTGGGGCACAGATGTTGCATCAGGAACAGACTACACATTAGTAAGTGGAGTTACTGTTGATACACTAACTGGTGGAACAGATGATTATTCTGTGACTGCTGGAGAACTAGAACTTGCATATGATAAGTTTGAGGACACAGAAAATCTTGATATCAACCTAGTATTAGGTGGGCCAAGTTCTGCTGTTGCTGATACTATTGCTGGACATGATACTCATGTAACAATGATTACTGCACTTTGCGAAACTCGTAAAGATTGTGTAGGATTTGTTTCTCCGTATCGGGCTGCAACTGTTGGTGGTACAAGTAATGTAACTATGACTAAGAATGTCAAAGATGCATTTGACACTTGCCCATCATCATCTTACATGGTATTCGATAGTGGATACAAATATATGTATGACAAGTACAATGATGTTTATCGGTATGTGCCACTAAACGGGGATACTGCTGGTCTTTGTGCTAACACAGATACGGTTGCTGATCCTTGGTTCTCACCAGCTGGTTACAATCGTGGTAATGTAAGGGGTGCAATTAAACTTTCTTACAACCCACTAAAACCAGATAGAGATATACTTTATAAATCTAGAATTAATCCAGTGGTTAATTTCCCAGGCCAAGGCGTGGTTCTGTTCGGTGACAAAACTGCACAGACTAAACCAAGTGCATTTGACCGTATTAACGTCAGACGATTATTCTTGGTTCTTGAAAAAGCAATTGCAACCGCAGCTAAATACCAACTCTTTGAGTTCAACGATGAATTTACAAGGGCACAATTTAGAAACCAAGTTGAACCTTTCTTGAGAGATGTTCAAGGTCGCAGAGGTATTACTGATTTCTCAGTGAAATGTGATGCAACAAATAACACTGGTGAAGTTATTGACCGTAATGAGTTTGTTGGAGACATATACATCAAACCTGCTCGTTCTATCAACTTTATTTCATTAAACTTTATTGCGGTACGAACTGGTGTATCGTTTAGCGAGGTAGGGGGATAAGACATGGCTAGTATAAACGATTTTAAAGCAAACTTAATTGGTGGTGGTGCAAGAGCTAATCAGTTCAGAGTAACTATTACACCTCCGCCAGGCATTGCAATTGGTCTTGATGTTCGTAGAACATCTTTCATGTGTAAAGGAACTAACCTTCCTGCTCAAGAATTAACTCCAATCGAAGTTCCCTTTCGTGGCAGAAAAATTTATATTGCTGGAGATAGGGAGTTTGGTGAAACTTGGACTACTACATTCATTAACGATACGGACTTTATGATTCGTAACGCATTAGAAAGGTGGTCTAATGGGATTAACGACTTGGCATTAAACACAGGTGTTATTGACCCTGCTGATTATCAGACAGATTTAACTGTTGAACAGTTAGATAGAGATGATACAATTCTAAAGACATATATCTTTAGAAGCGCATGGCCAGTAAGCATTAGTGCAATTGAACTAACTTCAGAAGCAGCTGATGCTCTTGAAGAGTTTGAGTGTACATGGAGATATCAACACTTTGAGGCCTCAGGCGTCAACTTTTAGACCTACTAAATAGTTACTAACTAGTAGGAGATATTATGGCAGAGTTATTTGGTTTCAAGATTGAAAGATCATCTAAGGATTCGGGTGGGGGAACAACCTTCTCCACCCCAACTCCCGATGACGGCACTATTGATGTTGCCGGCGGTGGTTTTTTCGGTCAAATTTTAGATACTGATGGCAGAGAACGAACCGAATTAGATTTAATTAGACGGTATCGTGATATTGCTCAGCAAGCAGAATGTGATACTGCAATAGAAGATATCATCAATGAAGGTATTGTTGCAAACGAAAACGATCAAGCAGTAGAAATTACTCTTGACCGATTACCCTACCCAGAAAAAATTAAAAGAAAAATTCGTACAGAATTTCATGAAGTTTTGCGACTTCTTAGCTTCGAACAAAAGGGGCATGACATTTTTCGTAGATGGTATGTGGATGGACGTTTATTTTATCACAAAATAATTGACAATAAAAATCCTAGAAAGGGTATACAAGAATTAAGATATATTGATCCTACTAAAATTAAGAAAGTCAGAGAAGTTAAAAAAAGTGTAGACAAAAAAACTTCAATACAGATGACAGGAAAGATTGAAGAATATTATGTCTACAATGAAAAAGGATTAGCATCAGCTGGAACTACTGGAACAAATCAAGGATTAAAGATTGCAGCAGATTCCATTGCTTATTGTCCATCTGGTTTGATTGATGGAAATAGTGGTCGAGTTCTTTCACATCTACACAAAGCAATTAAACCTGTTAACCAACTTAGAATGATTGAGGATGCGTTAGTTATCTATCGTATATCAAGAGCGCCAGAAAGACGTATATTCTATATTGATGTTGGTAATCTTCCAAAGATTAAAGCAGAACAATATCTCAAAGACGTAATGAATCGTTATCGTAACAAGTTAGTATACGATGCATCTACTGGTGAAATCAGAGATGACCGAAATCATATGTCTATGTTAGAAGATTTTTGGTTGCCTCGTAGAGAAGGTGGTCGAGGCACAGAAATTTCAACTTTGCCTGGCGGCTCTAATCTAGGAGAGATTGATGACATTCAATATTTTCAAAAGAAACTTTATAAGTCTTTGAATGTTCCAATATCTCGTATGGATTCTGAAGCTGGTTTTTCTTTAGGTAGAGCATCAGAGATAACAAGAGATGAATTAAAGTTTACTAAGTTTGTGCAACGTATTCGTAAGAAGTTTGTTCCTTTATTTACAGACGTTCTTAAAACACAACTTTTATTAAAAGGTGTTATAGCTGCAGAGGATTGGCCATCACTACAAGAACATATACAATATGATTTCTTACAAGACGGTCACTTTGCAGAACTTAAAGATGCAGAACTTCTCAACGACAGAATACAAGCACTTGACGGAATACAATCATACATTGGTACTTTCTTTAGTAAAGAATATGTATTGAAGAAAGTCTTGCGTATGAATGATTCAGAAATTGCTGATATGAATGATCAGATTAGAAAAGAACGCGATACCGATCCTATGGATGGTGGTATTGATGTTCCTGATGGTGGTGACGGAATTACTCGTTATCCACAAGATGGCGCTGGAGGAATAGTAACCCCAGAAGATATGCCTGATTATGAAGACCCCGAACACGATGGCAAACCAGATGACAGTCATCAGTTCGATAATGGAGGAAAATAAAATGAGTAGAGAATTTGTAGATGCAGTAGCATCAGGAAAAAATTTAGATGCAGAACAGGTTTTTAAAACTGCAATGGCATCAAAAATTGGAGATACTTTAGAAACTAAACGGTCAGAAGTTGCAAAGACATTTGTGCAACAGGCAAAGGATGAGGCCGCAGAAGAAGAAGTAGGCAATGACTAAAAAATTCGAAAGTGTATATTTGTCCGTTGTTGAAAAGGACGAACATAAGAAATCTAAGACGTATAAGAAGCTTTCTCCGAAGATGAAGAGCGCAGTTGATCAAATTTTTAAAATTATGGATGCTAAACCTTCAGATTTCCTAAATACTTTTGACAAGACTATAAAAAACACATCAAAAAAGTTTAAAGTTCGAGAAAAAGAACTTATGGACTATTTTGAAAAAGAAATGTTATCAATTTAGGAGTGAGGAATGGCGTACACAACACAGACATTGGTGGATTCAGACTTTGAAACCGTAACCAAGACCACAATTACTGGTACAAACGGAACGGCTACCAAAGTTGTTGATGTTTCAGCACTTGCTGGAGCTGCAACTGATCCTAGAGTTTCAATTGTTGCTTGTCAATGGTCAGTTAGTTCTACTACAGAAATAGAATGGGATGCAACATCAAATGTAACTTGTCTTACATTAAATGGAACTGGTGCATACAATGGTGGTGGACAATCATTACCTAGTTTAGCAAACAATGCTGGTTCGGGAATTACAGGAGATGTTTTCTTTGAAAATGATTCAGCCTGTGTAGGATTTATAGTTTTAAAAATGAAAAAAGTATCTGGTTTTGATAACATCACATAGAGGATAGGAGTATGAGTACAGTTAGATTATTTTCAGAAGCAGTAGACCACGATGTAGAATACATCACCGAAGAAAAAGAAGGTGGTGGTAAGAACTACAAAATTCGTGGAATCTTTATGCAGGCTGATATTAAAAATCGTAATGGTCGAGTATATCCTATGGAAGTACTTCAAAACGAAGTATCTAAATATAACAAGAATTTTATTAAAGAAAATCGTGCATATGGTGAACTTGGACATCCTGATGGCCCAACGGTCAATCTGGAACGTGTATCCCACATGATTACTTCTTTAGAACCAGATGGAAAGAATTTTATCGGTGAGGCTAAAATAATGTCAACCCCTATGGGTGAAATTGTTAAAAGTCTTATGGATGAAGGTGCAAAACTCGGTGTTTCTTCAAGAGGAATGGGTAGTTTGAACCAAAAGAACGGTGCGAACTATGTTCGTGACGATTTTTATCTCGCAACAGCGGCAGATATTGTTGCTGATCCTTCTGCACCAAATGCTTTCGTAGAAGGTATTATGGAAGGTAAAGAGTGGGTTTGGAAACATGGCGCGCTCTTAGAAGCAGAGTTAGAAGACATGAAACAAAAGTTTGATGTAGTAGAAGCAAAAAGAAATCATGCTCAAGAAGCTTTGGAATTTGCTAAATTCCTCAAAAGTTTATAATTTATAAATATAAATACAGAAAAGGTAAGGAGAACACCCTATGTCCGAATTAGATAAAACAATTGAAGAGCTGGAAGCTGATGTGCTTGCAGAACTAGAAGAAAAGGTTAAACAACCTACTGATGGTGCTGCTCCTTCCGCGAAAGCTGAAAAGATTGATGTAAAGACGCCAGGCGGCGAAGTAGTAGACGGAGGGCCAGCAGTAGTTGACCCAGAAGCTAAATCTTCTCCAACAGACGTTGCTACTAAGAAAACAAAAGAAGTTAAAGGTGATGCACAACAAAAAAGTGCAGGCAAGGCAGACAAACCAGAAAAACTAGCAGCTAGTCACGAACCAGAAGGTGAAGAGGTTATTTCAGAAATGGAAATGCCTAAGACTAAGAAAGAAATGTTGCAAGCAATGGTAAACAAGATGGAAGGTATGAAGGCTGGTGATTTAAAGTCTCAATACGAAAACATCATGGCTGCAATGCAAGCAGAAAAAGCAGAACCTACTGAAGAAGAATTAGAAAAAGCAGAAGCAGTTGAAGCACGAATCAAAGACATCAACGTCAAAGAAGACGTACAGGCTTTGATGAATGCTGATGACAGTCTTTCTGAAGATTTCAAGGTTAAGGCAGCTACAATATTTGAAGCTGCAGTTAAATCAAAGGTGCGCTCAGAAATTGAACGTATTCATGAAGAAGTTAGTTCTGAGAAAGAAACTGAAATAGAATCTTTCAAAGAAGGACTTACTGAAAAAGTTGATACATATCTCAACTACGTTGTAGAAGAATGGACTAAAGAGAATGAGTTGGCAATAGAACGCGGTTTGAAGGGCGAAATTGCAGAAGACTTCATCTCTGGACTGAAACAGTTGTTTGAAGATCACTACATTGATGTGCCGAATGAAAAATATGACGTTCTTGAAGCACAATCTGAAAGAATTTCCGAACTAGAAGACAAGTTAAACGAATCAATTGAGAAATCAGTTGAATTGTCTAACCAAACATCTAAACTAGTTCGTGAACAGGTTATATCTGAGGTTTCCGAAGATTTAGCCGACACAGAAATTGAAAAGTTCAAAGGACTTGTAGAAGATGTTGAGTTTGGAACTGAGGAATCATTCCGAGAAAAACTGAACACTTTGAAGGAAAGTTATTTCCCTAAGAATACAGTCGTTGAACCAACATTTAATGATGAAGATGGTACTGCCGCTAAGGACATTGATACGACAGAAGCGATGAGTGCTTATTTGTCGGCAATCAGTCGTAATCAAAAGGCAAGTGCATAAATTATATTAAACAAGATGTATATTAATTAAAGGAGAAACAAATGTTTCAGACAGAACATCTACAAGAAAAGTGGCAGCCAGTCCTAGAGCATCCCGATCTTCCTGAGATCGCCGATCCCTATAAACGGGCAGTTACTACTCTCATCTTAGAGAACCAAGAAAAAGCTTTAAAAGAAGACAGAGGTTTCCTCGGAGAAACAGCACCAGTTAATAGTACAGGTGGTGGACAATTCGATACATGGGATCCAATTTTAATATCACTAGTACGCCGCGCAATGCCTAACTTGATTGCATATGACGTATGTGGTGTGCAACCAATGACAGGGCCTACTGGTCTTATCTTTGCAATGCGTTCATCTTTCCTTTCACAAGATGGTGTTGAAGCACTTGTTGATATTGATGAAACACCTGCTAATGCTTCATCAGGTCAAAATAGTGCTGGTGAACTAACTGCTGATATTGCTGGAACTAACCCTGCCATTCTTAATGACAGTCCGTCAGCTGGTACTTACACAACTCCAACTGGTATGACTACTGCTCAGGCAGAAGCATTAGGAGATAGTGCTGACAATGCATTTAACCAAATGGCATTCTCAATCGAGAAATCAACGGTTACTGCTGTTAGTCGTGCATTAAAAGCTGAGTACACAATGGAACTTGCACAAGACTTAAAAGCAATTCATGGTCTTGACGCAGAAACAGAACTTTCTAACATTTTAAGTTCTGAAATCCTCGCAGAAATCAACCGCGAAGTTGTTCGCTCGTTGTACATAACTGCTGTTAAGGGTGCTCAAGTTAACACAACTACTGCTGGTATCTTCGATTTAGATACAGATTCCAATGGTCGTTGGTCAGTTGAAAAATTCAAAGGTCTTATGTTTGCAATAGAACGTGATGCTAATGCGATTGGTCAACAGACTCGTAGAGGGAAGGGTAACATGATTATCTGTTCAGCTGATGTTGCTTCTGCACTTCAGATGGCAGGTGTACTTGATTACACTCCTGCTCTTTCTAACAACTTAAACGTAGACGACACAACTACCACATTCGCTGGTGTTATGAACGGACGTTATAAAGTATATGTTGATCCATATGCTGCTAACGTGGCTGCTTCGCAGTACTATGTTGTTGGTTATAAAGGTACTTCACCTTATGACGCTGGATTCTTCTACTGCCCATATGTACCATTACAAATGGTTCGTGCGGTTGGTGAAGATACTTTCCAACCTAAGATTGGTTTCAAGACTCGTTATGGTCTTGCTGCTAACCCATTCGCTGCTTCTGGTGCTGCTGCTGCTGGAGACACAGTTAATACTGATGCTTCTCTTGATGCAAACACCAATGCTTGGTATCGAAGGGTTAAAGTAACAAACCTTATGTAATAAACATAAGAGTTGGGTCAACCAACCTACTAAAAGGGGAATTCTTCGGAATTCCCCTTTTTTTTGGCTTTTATTTAAAAAGGGTATTGACATTATACCATACAACGTGTTATAGTATTACTTCAATCGGGAAATCTCGATTGTTATAGTTATTTTAAGGAGAAATTATATAATGACTAACAT